GCACGGTACATGGTCACACGGGCGTGCGAGATAGACGGCAACCTGTACGTGAAAGGCGATGTCGTCATCATCGAGCACACACAGCACGCGGCAAACATATCCAGCATGAGCGAAGGGCTGCTTATGCCGCTTGACGAACGCGCACCAGACAAGCCGGAACATGATCGCATGGTCAAGGCCACGAAACACAAGAGGTAGGCAATGGCAACACACGGCTATATCACCCTATCGGAGTTGCGCGGCGAGATCGGCATCACCGTCGCCAGTGACACGACAGACGACGCCCGGCTTGAGGCGGCGATCGAAGCCGCGTCACGCGCCATTGACAACGAGACGGGGCGGCACTTCTACCTGGACGCTACAGCATCGGCGCGCTACTACACGGCGGAAGACGGCGACTACCTGCGCGTTGACGACATCGGCACAGCGACCGGGCTGATTGTGCAGACCGACGACGACGACGACCGCGACTATGACTATACCTGGGCGTCAACGGACTACGACACCGAGCCGGAGAACGCCATCGCTGACAGCAGGCCGATCACGGCGCTACGCATCACGCCGCTGGGCCAGTACGTCTTCCCGCGCAATCGCCGGGGCTGCAAGATCACGGCAAAGTGGGGCTGGCCTGCTATTCCTGACGTGATCCGCACGGCGACGATGATCGAGGCCTTCCGGCTCTACAAGCGCCGTGATGCGCCGTTCGGCGTCATGGGGAGCGTGGAAACCGGGCAGATGACCATACCGGCGCTTGACCCGGATGTGAAGCGGCTGATTGCACCGTACCGCAAGATGGGGGTAGGCTGATGGCTGGAATGCCAATTGTTATTACCATGTTGTCACACCAAGAATGGTCACTGATCGGGTCAATTATCGTACTTGTGGCCTGCATCTGGATGCTTAGGGGCGTACTGACGGGGAGACTCTGATGGCCGGCGGCGTCGAGGTCGAGATTGTCGGCCTTGCGGCGGTGCTGGATAAGCTCAAGCCGTCGCTCTACGCCGTACCATTGCGGCGCTTCTGGGAGCGGGCCAGCATCACCGTGCAGAGCAACGCACGCAAGCGGCCACGAATGCCGGTTGACACGGGGCGGCTCACGAACAGCATAGCCTATGAGATCGACGGCGCAAGCCCGCCGCAATATGCCAAAGTCGGCACAGACGTGTTCTATGCGCCATTCCAGGAGTTCGGCACAAGCCGGGGCGTTCCTGCCCGCATGTTCCTGCAAGGCGGCTTTGAGGATTCATCGGGCAGCATCAACACGTTCGTTGGCGTGCTGGGCGACGAGATTGCGCAGAATTGGGGGAAGTGATGGCAGTACAGGCAGCGATTACCGCGCTACAGGCGTTGGTGCTCAACGTGACGGGGATCCGCGAAGCCCCGGCGTATTCGACCGAAGCACCGACTATCTTTCCCTGCTCGGTCTGCCTGCCCTATGAAGGCGACATGACCGGCATGGGCGGAACGTGGCGCAAGAACGTTGACACCGTGACGCTGGATATTCACGTGGCCCGGCGTGACCTGAAGTGGGACATTCGCACCTTGACGCCATACGTGGACAGTATCAGCAACATGCTTGCAGCCAATCCGACAATCAGCGCCAGCGTGGATACGATCGTCTACCCCGTCCCCTGGCGCCTGATGGTCATGGATTGGGCGGCGGGCAACGTCAAGACGATTTGCATTCGCTTCTTGGTGACATTCAAGCATCAGACAGTGTGCACATAGGGGAGGACATGAACATCAAGCCTCTGCTCGGCTTCCCGGTCGAGCGCACAGGCACGGTCAACGGGGAGACGCTGCAAGCAATGGCGCGCATATGGGCGCAGGGCTGGCCGCAAGTCTGGACTGATTACGGACGCATCGACCTGACCCGCTGTAGGATGGCCCAAGAGCTACTCAAGAGCGATTGCACGCATCTGATTATGCTCGACGCTGACCACATTCACCCGCCGGAAGTGGTGCACAAGCTCCTACGTTGGGCGGTCAAAGACAGAGACAAGTACCAGGTTGTGGGGGGCTTGAATTACCGGCGTGGCGAGCCGTACGAGGCGCTGGCCTTCCTGAGAGATGAGAATCGCAACTACTACACCTATGAGGATTGGCCGCCGGGCCTGCACCAGGTGGCGGCGCTGGGCACGGGGAGCATCTGCATTGATCGGCGGGTCTTCGAGGCCATCCCTGCACCGTGGTTTGCCTACTCCTACCCGCAGAAGTACACGGACGATGGCAGCTTTGGATGGCCCACGGAGGATACGTACTTTGCACAGAAATGCGAGGAGTGCGGTATTCAGCAGTGGGTTGACACAACGGTCACAAGCCCGCACGCAAAATGGGTGTATGTGGATAAAGCATACGGCGACGAACACAGGACTAAGACGCATTCTCCACAATCGAATGACATGACGGGCAGTAAGTGATGAGGTTCGTCAGGGCGTTGGCTGCATCGTAGTCTTCGCCAAAGGAAAGCAGCGGGCGAATATGGTGAATGTGAAGTTGTGCGTCTAGCTGCTGCTGAGTGATGCCGCAACGCTGACATGTATGGTTATCGCGATCGAGTACAAGAGCGCGCTGGTCGCGCCAGTGCGGGGCATAGTATGGTGGGTATCCGCCTTTCCATCGGGGGTGATCGGGGCCGACACGGTGGGAAGATTGCCATTGACCCGTGCACACCAGAGAGCAAAAGACGTGTTTTGGCGTGCGCTTACCGGAGTTCATACACTTGCGGGTGATTGGGCCGCCACACTGAGCACACCGGGGACGGTGCTCTGCACGCTGGTGCTCAGCATCACGCCATCTGTGAAGGCCGGAACAGTGGCCGGAGCAGGTAGTGGTGGGGTGGCTTCTAGAGGTAGTGAATTGCTTATGACAGACGGGGCACGTTTGGGTAATTGTGCGGCAAGCGGAGCAATACTTACACCCGTTGTGGCTATTGGTGAACGAAGCGCCGCACTGGGCGCAAATAACAGGCACTGTGCGTCGTGGCATTATGTCTCTCCCGTGTGAGATTGTTGTCCCGTGGCGTGTGTGTGGACCTCATCACGGGAATGAGTGTCAGCGGTTCATGAGGCCGCTCTAGGTCCACAGACACAAGTATAGCGTTTCTTGACACAATAGTCAAGTGGAGGGTAATACGATGGGTATCCGTGCCCTTTCGAGGATCGAGATCGGAAAAGAGACCACAGCCGGGACTGCAGTATCGTGTGATGTTCTGCTCCAGGCAGAGGGCATGATGAAGGATGCACAGGATCGCGCCTTCCCGGTCGAGGGCAGCGAGTTTGTGTTTCCGACATCCGGCAGCTACATCCGCAAGGAAGGCGTCGAGATCACGCTTGACGACAGCCCGGCCACAACGGAGATTTTGCCGCACATCTTTGGCATGGGTGTTGCGGGCGGCGTGAGTGCAGCGGCCGCGGACGGTTCGGCGTACGCCTACATCTACCCCTTCCCGATCACCGCAGCCAACACCGCGCCAGACCCCTACACCATCGAAGGCGGCGACGACTCGGAAAGCGGCGAGGCGTCGTATTGTTTCGCCACACGGTGGGGCTTGAAGTGGGCGGCAGGAGAGGAACTGATGATGAACGCCGACATCGTCGGGCGGCAGTGGACAGATTGCGCATTCACCGGCACAAATCCGTCTGTGGCGCTGCACTACCTCCCCAAAGCGAAGCTGTACGTTGACGCGACCGGCGCAACGGGCTTCAACACACAGAAGACGCAGACGTTCATGGGCTTCGAGGTGGAGGGCGGGGGATGGAAGCCGGTGCATACCGGCGACGGCGAGTTGTTCTATACCTTCCCCAAGTATTACGGCCAGAAGGAAGGCAACGAAATCACCGGCGTCATCACCTACGAACACGACGCCACGGGTGAGGCTGAACTGAACTTTGCACGGGCTGGCACGGTTCGCCTGGTCAAGGTTGTCTTCGAGGGCGACGCGGTGGCGACAGGCGGCACAACCTACAGCAAGCACAGCGTGATCTTCGATGCGGCGATTCAGTACACCGATGTGCCGGAGTTGGAAGACCTCGACGGCAACAATACCGTACCGCTTCCTTTCCGTGTGGTCTACAGCGTGGCCGATGCAACAGCGATTATCTCCGGCCCAACAGGGACAGGCGCGGGCGGGCTGGTGGTTGTCAATGAACTTTCAGCTTTGCCCTGAGGATAACACATGAAGCTCTATCTGTGGCGTGACGTGTTCAATGTCGAATACGGCGGCATTGCGTTTGCGGTGGCTGAGTCTGTCGAGGCGGCGCGAGACGTGATCGCCAGCAAGGGCGAAGCAGGCTTTGGCGTGCAGCATGACCGGCTGGCTGTCATCAAGGAACTAGAGCACACGCAGCCAGAGGTGCACGACCTACCGGCTGGCTTCTACTTCTCATACTAGCGCATAAGGAGAAACATGGGAACGCGTAGTCACTTTGTCCCAAGCGCGCCGGTGCGCGTCGAGCATCCTGATTATCCGGGTGAGTGGGTAGACATCAAGCCCAAGCTGTCCGTTGGTGATCGTAACGCGCTGTACACGGCCATGATGTCGATCGAAGACAACAAGAGCGAGATCGCCGTTGGCGGCTATCTCCAGGCGCTCTTGGAGTCGGCTATCGTTGACTGGCATTTGCTTGACGCGGACGGTGCGCCGATCCCGTTTGACAAGGCGCTCATCACCAAGTTCGACGTTGACGACCCGCTCATCGAGAAAGTGCAGGACGAGGTCGCCAAGCGGAACCCTTTCGGAAAGAAGACACCGATTGGGAGCGCAGCATAGCCAAAGAGTACGAGATGCTTTACAAGGGGCTGCGCAACACCGTGCCACATTCACGCTATGGCAATGAGATCATGGTCATCGAAGCGACCGGCTGGACAGATGACGAGTACAATGCGCAGCCCTGGGACATGGTGACAGAGTTGGGTATCCGGCTCCAGAAGCGGGCTATCGGCGAAGCATACCACAGCAAGCACAAGGGAAAATAGCATGGCGTCAAATGCAGCGCTAGAACTGGTCATGTCTATGAAGGATGAGATCAGCGGGCCACTGAAAGAGCAGACGGGCGCGCTAGAGAAGCTCGGCGGCGCTGCATCCGGCATTGCAAAGGCTGGCCTGATTGCGGCCACCGCGGGCGCAACCGCGCTTGCGGGCGCGCTGACGTTCTCGGTCAAGGCTGCAATGGAAGCGGAAGTCATCGACAAGCAACTTGACGCCGTGCTGAAATCCACCGCTGGTGCGGCGGGCATGTCCAAAGAGGCAATCACCGGCCTGGCCAATGAGCTAGGCGGTCTGACCATGTTCGAGGACGACGCCATTGTGAGCGCTCAAAGCATGCTGCTCACGTTTACCAGCATCGGCAAGGAAGTCTTCCCTGCCGCGACAGAAACCGTGCTGAACATGTCGCAGGCGTTGGGGCAAGACCTGAAATCATCGGCCATGCAGCTGGGCAAGGCGCTCAATGCACCGGTTGACGGCATTGCAGCGCTACAGCGCGTCGGCGTCAAGTTCACAGAATCGCAGAAAGCGGCTATCGAGAAGATGGTCGAGATGGGCGACATCGCAGGCGCGCAGAAGATCATCCTGGCAGAGTTGGAAACAGAGTTCGGCGGCGCAGCGAAGGCAGCCGGGCAGACGTTCAGCGGGCAGTTGACCATCCTCAAAAACAACCTGGGCAACGTTGCGGAGACAATCGGCGGGGCACTCCTTCCGGCGCTTACGGGCATGGCAAGCGGCCTTGTCGCGGCGCTCAATAGCGGAGAGGTGCAGGCGGCGATTGCGACGTTCTCTGACATGCTGACAAGCCTGGCAACCGGAGACGTGCGCGGGGCGCTCGACGCGCTGGCCTATGGCGTCTATGAGATATTCGGTGTTGACATCCGGGGCGCAATTGACATGGCCTCCGCAGCCTTCGCGCAAATCTCCGCATTCATCCAAGACAACGTTATCCCCGCCTTCTGGCAAATAGCGGGCGTGGTGCAGACCTTCGTCAGCGAACACGCTGAGGGGCTGAAAAACGCGCTCATCGCTATCGGTGTTGTGCTGGCGGGCGCGGCCATCCTCACGGGTATCATCGCTATCGGTGGGGCAATCGCTGCGCTTGTCAACCCCGTGACGCTCATCATCGGCGCGGTTGCGCTCCTGGCCGTCGCCTGGACGGAGAACTGGGGCGGCATTCAAGAGAAGACGCAGGCTGTGCTTGACTTCATCATGCCCTATGTGCAGCAAGCGATCACGTTTATCCAGACCACGATCACCACGATCATGGCGGCAGTGCAAACGTTCTGGGCTGAGAATGGTGACGCGATTCTGGGTAAAGCACAAGAGATATGGAACACGATTCAGGACTTCATCGGCGCGGCGATCAAGTTCGTGCAGTCAGTCGTGAGCAACACGATCGACGTTATCTCGCGCCTGTGGGCTGAGAAGCACGACGCGATCATGGCGACGGTCAACACGGTCTGGGCGCTGATTCAGAACGTGATACAGACGACCGTTGACGTGATTCAGGGCGTTATAACGACATTTACCAACATCCTCAAAGGCGACTGGAAAGCAGCGTGGGAGAGCATCAAGGAAACAGCGCGCACGCTGTGGGAAGGCATCAAGGAGCATATCAGCCTGACCATTGACGCGATCAAGGGGATCGTTGACGTGGCGCTGGCGCTGCTCAAGATCATGTTTGGCGAGAAGCTGGAGCAGATACGGGCGGCGATCGCGCTGAAATGGGAAGAAGTCAAGACAAACGTCAACACGTTCCTTGAAGACGTGAAAAAGGCCATTGGTAACTTCTCTCTTGTGGAAGTCGGCAAAGACCTGATACAAGGCATGATCAATGGCGTGGGCAGCATGGGCGGCGCGCTGGCGTCGGCGGCTGCGAACCTGGCGTGGCAGGCTATCCAGGCAATCAAGAATGCTCTACTCTCACACTCACCGTCGGAAGTGACACACGACATCGGTATTGACTTCGGCCTGGGTTTCGCCAACGGCGTCTACGCCATGATCCCGGAAGTGGCACGTCAGGCGCAGAGCATGGTCAATGTGGCGGTTGCGGCAGCGCAAGAGGCGCAGCGCATCATCAGCGGCACAGGCAGGGGCGGCATCCCCGCCGTGCCCGGCGATCCGACTCACCCTGGCCTTGAGCCTATTGAGATAGAAGTACCCACTGGGCGCGAATTCAAGCCGCCAAGCACGGGAACAAAGCCGCCGCCAAGCTATGTGAAAAAGGGCAAGACCGTCTACGACCCTAGCAACCCGTTCACGTATGGCGGCAGACCGACCGTAGACCCGCAAACGACCACACGACCAACGGGCGGCGGTGGCGGTGGGGGCGGCGGTGGATCATCCAGCGCGGGCGGCAAGACACAGATTGACAGATTCGGCGGCGAGGCGCTGGCGCAGTTGGCGGTAATCCTGAAAGGCCAGACAGCGGAGGACGCGGAGCGCGCCGCTCGCGCCCTGGAGTTCAAGATGCGTTGGAGCGCAACATGAGCAGCTACCGCTTCTTTCACATTGACCCGGATGGCGTCGAGTACCCGCTGAATGATGGCGTCAATACCTGGCTGGAAATCGGCGGCATGTTCGGCTTCGGCCTGATGCGCCTTGACGTGGCAGCGGAGCGTATGCCGTATGAGCATGGCGTCACGGTCATTGGCGAGCCATACATGCCGGCGCGTGAGATGAGTATCGCTATCGGCATTGGCGACACGTCACATGCGGCATGGGTAGCGCGTGACAACGCCCTGCGTGACAACTGTTCGCCATTCCGTGACCCCACGCAGCGCTGCGTGCTGAAAGTGCTACGGCCTGACGGCAACGAGCGGCGCATTGACGCCTGGCTGGTCGAGTACAGCGGCGACACGGGCGACATGAACGGGCCAATGTTGGGGCGGCGCGTGCTCACCTACTGGGCGCCTGACCCCACGTTCTATGACCCGGTTGCGGTCACGGAGTCATTCGGCGTGCAGCCGGGCGGCGGCTGGTCGTTCTCTTTCACCTTCCCGCTGACGCTGACGGCAGCTGACGACTCCGGCGGCGTGACCTGGCCGCTAGAGTTCCCGTTTTCCTTCGACGCGGCAAACGTCACGACGCGGCAAGCGATCATCTACGCCGGAACAATGCCGACATTCCCGGTCATTCGCTGCTATGGCCCTGCCGATCATCCCCGCGTGGAGAGTGTGACCCTGGACAAGCTGGCCCAGGTGGTGCAGGAAATGGAGAGCGGCGACTATATCGACATTGACATG